CGATATCAAAAATGGATACGCTGAAATTGTGGGCTAAATGCAGCCCCGTAGAGCGTTGTTCTACTAACCCTTTAGGTAAGGCTACCCTACCTAATACAATTTATTGGAGCGTAAATGGAGCCCCCTGACAGTTTTGGATACCCTCCCCCGCCATACCTAGTTAAAAACTTTCTTTTGACTATAAAGGCGGAATGGATGCTAGATAAGACAACCCTTGAACTCACTAAAGACTCTATGGAGAGTTTAAAGAAGTTTCAAGATAGTAAGGGGCAAGGAGATGTAAAGAATGTGCTACAGGACTATATCACTGATCACGGTCACGACATATATTCTGTACCACTCTTTACACAAGAATTTTGCGATACGATGCTCGATGAGATAGAAAATATGCAATCTCATTTCGGTTTTATTCCTAATGAGGAAGAAGACGAGCTAAGACAAATCCCAGAAATTATTCTACATGAAAAATCCCCTGAGTTATTCAACTCGATGCTTGGGGTGGTTTTTAATGTTATGAACCCAATCTTTATGTCAGTTTGGCAACGCTACAGTAGTGCAGCAGCAAGTATACAGATTGCCAACTACAATGTTAAAGATAAAAAACAGGGAGCGTGGCACCATGACCAGACCGCTGATATCAGTATGGTTGTACCGTTGAACACGGGGAACTATAAAGGTGGCGGAACTGAATTTCATGGTCGTACAACGGTAAAACCTTTACCGAATGGGCACGCTTTGTTCTTCCCTAGTTTTACACACATGCACCGTGGTCTACCTGTTAAAGACAAGGGTGACCGCTATTTATTAGTCTTTTGGTTATACGGAGGTGGTAATGAGCAATAGTAAACCTAGAATAAAAACCTATGATGGTTATCAAGACATACTTGAAAACGTTCGTCAGATTATTAGAATGAAAGCTCCTGAGGAGTCAGTAATTATGCTGGTTAACGAAATCAATGAGTTTGAAGACGTCATAGAAGAAACTATTTCTGGTCGACACGCTGAAGAGGATTCATGAATGGAAACTTATCCCAAGATAGGAATAACTTTCGGTTCCTTTGACCTTTTTCATGCGGGACACGTTTCTATGCTTGAAGAAGCAAAAACTGTTTGTGATTATTTAATTGTAGGGTTGCAAAGTGACCCTACAATAGACAGACCGACCACTAAAAACAAACCTGTTCAAAATGTAGTAGAACGACAGGTTCAGTTGAGAGGGTGTAGATATATAGATGAGATTATTCTATACAACACCGAAGAAGAACTCCTGGATATATTGAACACGGTAAAGTGGGACATCAGAATTATCGGACAAGAATACAGAGGAGAACACAAACACTTTACAGGTAAAGAATTATGCAGTATTGCTAATGGGTCGCTGCATTATAATAAGAGAAAACACAACTTTTCTTCGTCTGACCTAAGAAAAAGAATAGTGGAAACTCAATACTTAGCTTAACAGTCTAGTGATTTTTCCTTTACTACTAAATAAAAGTAAAGTAGAGTATATCTTTATATTAAGGAGGCGTTATGTTACAAAACTACCCTGACCTAGAAATGAAAAGATTAATCTGGAAAGACGTTGAACTTCTTCAGCAATTGGCTGAAAAGAACAAATACAATCGGCAAATTGACCTTACTAAACTTAAGAAAGAGGTGAAAAAGCAAGTTAAATCAATGGGATACGAAGACTTTGATAGTATCTACTTTGCAGCCAAAGCCCTAATGATTCACGAACACAAAGGCGGAAACAAGTGTGAAGAACACATGAGATCCGCTATCTATTTTCCAGAAGTAGGAAACGTCACTTTGGACTGTGACATTCATGTTTGGAACTCACTAGAGAATATTCACCCCACCTCTGACAAAGAACCTAAACCCAGACCAAAATTAAAAGTAATACAAGGCAGTAAGGAGTAAACATTGAAACTTTCCTCGTTTGAAGAGGGCGTCCCTATTCCAGAGATCGTCCCACGTAATAATAAATATAACTTGCATAAAATGCAGATTGGACAACACTTCACCCTTGAAGATTGGGACTCTGAAGACGTCCAGCGGTTGAGAGTTGCGGTGTGTAACTACGGTAGAAGAAACAATAAAAAGTTCACTACCCGAAAAGTAGAGGAGCAAGGCAACTGGAAACTACGGGTGTGGAGAGAATTTTGAGCGATAAAAAACTCACACCTAAGCAAGAAAAATTTGCTCAGAACGTAGCTAAAGGTATGAAGAAAAAAGATGCTGCAAAACAAGCAGGGTACAGCGAGAAAAATGCATCGCGTGCTGGTACAATGTTAGCCAGTGATGCCAACCCAGTCGTCAAAGATCGGATTCATCAATTACAAACCAAAGCTGCAGATAAAGCTGAACTTACTTTAGGAAACCACCTAGTTGACCTTAAAGAAATTCGTGATGGGGCTATGCGTAATGGTGCGTGGTCTGCTGCTGTAACTGCCGAAGTCGCAAGAGGTAAGGCAGCAGGTCTTTATGTCAACCGCAGTGAGCTAACTGTTAATAGAGTAGACACTATGTCTAAAGATGAAGTCCTAGCAAGGATGAAAGAACTCTACTATGAAACAGGTGGCGTGCTCCCTCAAGGAAAGGTTATAGAGGGTGAGTATGAAGAGCACTAACCGTTGCCTTTTTTCTTAAACTTTTACTTTACTTTCATTTACTTCTAAACTACAGTTAAAGGGTAGTTAGGTTTAATAGGGTTTTCATATCCCCTCTTTCCCCTAACTGCAAGGAAGGGTGCCTCGAGGCAATAAGGGGGCTTAATGTTGGTGGTTGAAACAATGCGTGCCTACACCACTGGACCCTTCCACTCTTTTAACGGAGAAGATTATGGAAACTTTTAAATATGATCAAGACGCTAGTTATGAATCCAACTTTAATCGCTGGCGATTGCAAAACAATGACGAAAGATCCGCGTACAACGAACCCCTAATAGTAGACACCAAAGAAGCCCAAAAAGTTTTTGATGGGTTTATGGGGGATAAACTCTCACACAGCATCAAGATAAACACAGACGGTGTTTTAGAAGACGTGTTGGTTTTAGAAGAGTAGTAATGTTATTAGGGAGTCGTCATTTCCAAGCTGCGGTGCTCCAGGCGGCGAAATCAAGGGATTATGTGTGTGACGCCTTGACGACCCCACTTCAGTTCTATTATAGGTCAATAAGGGGTGATAGGCTTTCTTATTGTCGAACTGAAACTTTCATAAGAAGGCTAATTTTCCCACTGGAGTTTCTTAAATGAAAGATCAAACCTATATTTCAGCTATTAAGAGTATAGCCAAAGACGAGGTAGATCCTAAAGACCGTACAAGACATTGTGTGAATTGTCGTACCCCTTTTCTGTTTAAGGATGGATACAACAGTAACTACTGTAGCTATGATTGTTTTTATGAACTCAGTTTAGCCAAAAACAGAAGTCCCTACAATGAAAATAAAGAACTCTACGAGGGAGACTGGCGGGATGGGAATTTAAAAAGAAACGGGATGCCAACCGCAGGTATTGACGCAAACATCTTAAAGACAGCAGAATCAAGAGAAGAAAATAGAATGATTGTTGAGGACATGCGGGAAATTAATCAAATAGTGTTCGAAGAACTCAACAGAAAAGGCAAACCTAGACAAGTGGTTGCCAAATATCAAAAACAAAAGAACCAAGCGGTAGCCGAAGGAAAAGTACCAGAAAATGCAGGGTATAGGTATAGGGTTGACTACGATCCTTTCTTTGACCAAAAACGCGGGATTCTTAGGAATAATAGGAACCTTCCTAACGAAAATAAGTAATCAGGGTTAAACTATACTTATAAATAAAAAGGAGGGTTTATGCCTAATCATTGTTTTAATCAGGTGACTATTCAATCTACGCAGGAAGATTTAGACACCATTATGGAAAAGCTCCGTGGCGAGGAAACTATGTTTGATTTCAATAACTTAGTACCCATGCCAGAGTTAATAAGAGACCTGCAATACGTACACGCTGACCAAAAACAATATTTTTATTCCGTTAAAAAGTGGCGTGAGGGGTTAAATGGAGAAAAAGATCCTTACCTGAGCTTTCCCGATGTGGACTGGCTTAAGAAAAATGGTGT